CTAAATCACAAGTTTGTTCCACTCCAGACCACGATCATCTCCATACATTGTGCTCATCGCTTCAGTTTTATGCCCAAGCAAAGTTTTGACATCAATACCCTGTGCTTTATAGGTTCTAGATGAAAGCGAACGCTGCTCATGAAATGGGGGCAGGGCAATACAATCCTTTGGCCAGTCAATATTTGCTTTATCTCTCGCTTCTTTGAAATACTTAGATATTGTTTTTTCAGGAACGTGAGAACCAGCTTTACCGTAAGCATGATGTTTCACGTGGTGTATCAGATACGGGCTCACAACTCTGTCTCGACACTTACTTATTACTTCTGCAAGCGTCATGCCAATAGCATCACACCGTAAATTTAAAGGAATAGCTAACTTCATTCCTGTTTTACTTTGGGTTATATGAAGATGATTATCCCATATATCGCTAAACTTCATCGCCACTATGTCGCCAATACGTTGACCCGTCACTAAAGCCAATAGCATGGAATTCTGAGCGCATGGTGGCAATGTTCCCGCGCTTTCATAGATTAGCTTCCATTGTTCGATACTGAGCCTGCTTCGCTTTACCTTTGCTATCGGATTTTTAACTGCTAAAGCAGGATTGTAGCCGGGTTCAACCTCACCAGCATGTTGAGCCTCTTTAAATACGTCGTTAAGCACGCTCCTAATCAGCTGACCCATTCGATGTTTACCTTCAGACTTATATTCATCAATAATTTTTGCGATTAACTTCGTGTCAACATCTTTTAGACGAACGTTAGGAGCTCTGTCAGCCAGAACTTGAGCACATAACCTCCTAGATTTTACGGTCGGTTTTTTTATTTCTCCGTCACGCATCCTTTCCATCTGAATATCTACGTACCTTTTTATCCAGTCTGCGACTCGAATTCCTTTCTCTTTCTTATCTGTCTTCTTAATGGCCATATCGATAAGAGCGAAGGATTGACGTGTTTCCTGCTCAGATGTTATCCGATTTTCCTTCATTTCGATGAGAAACACTTTGGCGTATCGCTAATTTTACTCTCATCAGGTTGCGTTGCAGAAGGTACACCTTGGCGGCCAGCGCATCAGCCTGCGCATTCACCACAACTGGAAGCGCACTCCGCCAGTTAACAAACCGATCCCCATCAGTGAAAGAGGAATGCGCTTTCATGTTGTGTTCGCGGGGTCTACTTCCCTCCTGTCACGGTTCTTTCCCCGCGTCATCATGTGTTCATTCGGTACATGAAACCCACTTGCCGGGATTCCACCGGCTCCCATCTGTTTTTTAAGCCACTCAGATATCGTCTGGGCTGTCACCTGATCGCCACGCTGGTGAAACGTCTCTGGCTGTCGTACACAACTGGCTTGCACATTCCGGCTACCCGCTGGATCGGGATACTGCCTAAGGAATCCCCAGACCGCTGCGGCACATGTGCCATATGCCGATGACTAGAAGATAATCATTAATTGCGAGTGACGCAAGTATTAAAATGCATATTACGCAATTTTGTGGGCAAAAAAAAACCTCACGTGAGGTCTTTTTTTCCTGTAAATCTTGCTAGCCGTGCCGTTTAAAGGATTGCGACTGGCTTATTAAAACCTTTCCATAAATGTAGAATCTATGCTCGTTATCTTTTGTGATACTCCATTCCCGATATTTTGGATTGTCAGAGATAACAAGAAGCTGGTCAGGAATCATCTGGAGCCGTTTTACGTATATTTTTCCATCAAAACCAAACACATATATACCATCGCCATCAAATTCATTTATGTTGACGTCAACAAAAATGAGGTCTCCTGGCTCGATGGTTGACGCCATACTGTCACCACGAACGTTAATAACTTTAACGCCAGAAGATGACCTGCCTCCAAACATAGTTAATGCCTGATCATTGCTGTATTCAATAGCATGTATGACATCAATAACATCACTGCTCTGTATGTGTCCTGCTCCGGCGCTTGCGCTCACATCAAGTACCTCGACTCTATAAACATCACCAATGCTACGTGATGATGAATCACTTTCACTGTTTAAATATACAGTAGCCTCATTTTCTGCCGAGGTAAATAGGTCAGGGACTTTTACGCTTAAAGCGTGAGCAAGTCGGTTAAGTGTTTGTTCTGAAAACTGCTTTTGCTTGCCTGTTTCCAGGCGGGAAATGTTGGCAGCATCAACCCCCACAGTTTCAGCAAGCTCTGCGATTTTCATGTTCTTCGCGAGGCGAAGTTGTCTGATGCGAGATCCTATATTCATGCGTCCATTACAAGTGTTTTTTGCGTGTCGTGCAAAGCAACTTGCGCAATTCGCCTGCATGGAATAGCATGCGTAATACGCAAATAAAAGAGGCTTTATGCAATCACCGTTAAGAAAATTGCGTAAATCGCACGGTATGACCTTGTTGCATGTTGCAACAGGCGTACAGGTCGACCCGGCAACTTTAAGTCGCATTGAAAGATGTGAACAGGTTCCATCAGTTGAACTGGCAGAACGTTTAGCCAAGTTCTTCAAAGGCGAGATCAGCGAATTACATATTTTATACCCGAGCCGCTACCAGGTTGCTGATGACGCATCGGGTAAAGGCAATCGTAATGCGAAAGCAGCCGTCTGAAAACTACCAAAGGAAAAACAACATGGTAGAGCCAAGCCTGAAAGAAGTAGTGAAAGCGATGTGCAAAGCGTACCCCGGAGGCCGTGAGGCTATGGCAGGTGCTCTTGGCATGTCAGTCACGCAGTTCAATAACAATCTGTACGAGAAGAACGGCTGCCGGTTCTTCGAGGTGAACGAGCTGGAAGCGATGGAGGACATTTCAAACACGTCTTTCCTGGCTGATTACTTCGCGCAACGTCGCGGCGCTCTCCTGGTGGAAGTTCCGCAACTTGAAGACCTCGATCGCGTTGACCTATTCACCCGTGCAATGAGAACTGCAGCAGCACGCGGTCAGGTTGATCAGATCATTCAGAAGGCGCTGGAAGATGGAGTGATTGAAGCGCATGAAGCGGAAGAAATTAACGAGTATCACCGCCGTCATCTGGCAGCGCGTGAAGAAGAAATCCGCGCGATTGTCGCGCTGTTTAGCCGTAAGCAAAGCCAAAAAAAGTGACGCCCGCGAGTGTGCAGCTCCGGGCGTCTTGGCGTGTCGTATTCAGTGGAGAAACTAACGCATGAACAGTTTAAACCGATTGAGACCAGCGAAGCAATTCAGATGCCTTCCGCTGGTGGGAAAAGATTCCCCGTTCGGCTATGTGGAGAGATTAAACGACCAGGCTGATACGAACAACTACCAGCCTGAGAACGCGATGGTATCCACCTGATTACGTTAACCAGTTGCGTGTCTTCGCGCTGCTTAATCAGTTCCGTCTTCAGTATCAAGAGGAGTCCGCGTAATGGCACGCATTGCAGGTACCTGTTATTTCAAAATTGACGGTCAGCAGTTATCGCTGACCGGCGGCATTGAGGTGCCAATGAACAAGACGGTCAATGACGACATCATTGGCATGGCCGGGGACGTAGACAGAAAGGAAACTCATCGCGCCCCTTACGTTAAGGGCACCTTTAAAGTGCCGAAAGACTTCCCGGTCAACAAGGTGACGACATCAGACCAGATGACGATTACCGCCGAACTGGCGAACGGTCAGGTTTATGTTCTGTCATCCGCCTGGCTGCATGGTGAAGCCAACCATAACGCTGAAGAAGGTACAGCGGATCTTGAATTCCACGGTGAAGAGGGAGATTACCAGTAATGAAAGAACTTGAGCTGAGCAACCCAGTCAATGCACATGGTGAAACAATCAGCGTCCTGGAGTTCAACGAGCCTACGGGGAAAGACGTTCGTGAACTGGGTTATCCCTATCAGATGAACCAGGACGAGTCGATCAAACTTCAGGCGCACATTATTGCTAAATACATCGTCAGGCTGGCAAATGTCCCCCTGAGCACCGTTGATCAAATGTCTCCAGGTGACCTGAACTCGGCAGGCTGGCTTGTTGCTGGTTTTTTCCTCCAGGGCTGACGGCGGAGTATCTCACCGACCGCTTTTTTGACTGCGCCAGCTACTGGCGCATTAACCCTTTTGAACTGCTGAATATGCCAGTCAGTGAGCTTCCGTTACTGGTCAGCCAGGCAAACAGAATAGAACAGGAGAAGCGTCGCAATGGCTGAGTTTGAATTGAAAGCGCTGATCACCGGCGTGGATAAGCTTTCTCCTGCGCTTTCACGAATGCAGAAAAACATTCGTGGTTTTAAACGTCAGGCCGAAGAGGCATCGAAGGGCGGAATTGCTCTTGCTGGTGGCCTTGCAGCAGGACTGACTGTTTCACTCAAGGCTTTCGCCGATCAGGAAAATGCGGCAACGGGTCTGAAAGTGGCGATGATGCAGGCCAATGGTGAGGTCGGCAACAGTTTCGAAAAAATCAATAAACTTGCCGTGGGGCTCGGTAATCAGCTGCCGGGTACCACGGCTGATTTTCAGAACATGATGCAGATGCTGGTTCGCCAGGGTATTCCGGCAGAAAACATTCTGGGCGGGGTGGGAAAAGCGACAGCGTACCTTGCCGTTCAGCTGAAAAAGACACCTGAAGCTGCGGCTGAATTTGCCGCGAAAATG